TTTGAAATCTGTACTGCCATTGTACTTTCTCCAAGTTTACTAATTAAGGGTAAAACCTGTGACGGTTGTCCAGTGCGGGCCGTTGTAATCAGGTCGCCGGCTCACGAATGTGAGTTATCGGTTAACACGAATATAACAGATTTTTAGAAAAGAAAAAGGGGCCGAAGCCCCTTTTGTTAAGCCTCTCCGAAATGTTCCATAAACTTACGCTCAACTTTTTGCGTGTAAGCCATGTCTTTTCCGTACCGAGGGTCACCAACCATTGCATCAAGATCGGCTCGGGTTTCACCTGCGCCTTCTTGAATTGCAGTGTCAGGAATAGCCTGTTCGCCATACGACTGGCGAATCTTATTTAACGCAACAATAAAGTTAGCGTTGTCTGCTTTTGATGCAATCGCATCAACTTCTTCGTGGGATAACGCACCTGAGTTTCCAAGTTTGGTTAGCCACTGGTTAAGACCGTTAATTACTTTTTCGCTGTTGCGTCCAAGTTTGTGCATTTCAGCTTCTTTGTCGGCTTCAGTCTTATCCATAAGCTCGCCAACATGGTTCATATACATTTGCGTAATTTGATCGAATTGGTCTTGGCTCAATCCGTTTTCTTTCGCAAAGCCTTTAAACTCACCCAAAAGCTCGTCGTCTTCTGTAACGCCGTGGTCGGCCAGATTAGAAATGTCATACTTACCATCTGCTGGCGCTTTATGCTTTCCAGACGACATTTTTGAGCGCAGCTCCTGATATGACTTAGCCAAGTTTTCTAAGTCAGGGCCGTTTTCTTCGTCCCAAAACTGCTCTGGCATCCACTCAGGCCGATCGCCCCATTCAATCTTGTCGTCTTCAACCGGCTTTTCTTCGGTCTGCGCTAAATGGTTAATCGGGTCTTCTGTAGTTTCTTCCTGATCGCCATTTAAATCTGGCGACAAAAGTCCAGTAGATTCTTTCGTTTCAACTTCCGAGCTTTCTTCGGTAGTTGCTTCATTGTTTTCTTCATCAATCATTGGTTACGACCTCTTTCTATACGACGTGTGATCTCGCGCACAATGCTGTTTTGGCCTTCGCGTGCAAACCCATGGGATGGGTCTTCACCCGGATACCAAGACGGCTGATCTAGCGTCATTGATTTAAGATAGTCCAAGACCTCAGCCCCGGCTTCCGTGGAGAAACAACGAACAAACATTAAGTCTAATTCGTCATGCGCTACTTTGTTTTGCGTTAGCTGCTCATTGTCAGCCGGACGCAAAGATTCCCAACCTTCCATTGCTAGCCCCCTGCTTGCTCGTTACCTTGTTGCATTGATTGCATTGCCTGTTGCTGCTCTCTCATTTCCTGAATCATCTGCTCTTTTTCTTCCGCAGTTGTCAGTAATGATTGAGGCACGCCCATCTTCACAGCAATGTAGTTAATCATTTCCTCTTGGTTAATCGCCATCTGTCCAACCTGGCCGAACTGCGCAGCAACTTGCCCAAACTGCAAAACCTTCTCAAGATCGTCTAGGTTTTGAGCCTGTGCTAGCGGCGATGTTGGAGCAATCTTTACTTCCATGCCGTCTACGCTCAGCGGCAGGTCAATAAGGTTTTGCTCGTTCATAACGTACAAAACGCGCCGAACAATAGGCGTCAGCACTTCGGTAATCATTCGGCCATAGGCAGAGCCTAAGTTTTGCGACAGCTCTTTCATGCGCTGCACAATCTCGGTCGCTGATCGAGCCGACATGTTGTCAGGCGGCAGCGAGTCATCAAACAGCATCCGTTTAACAGAACCTACCAAGTCGTTAATAACTAGCTGCGAAGTGTTAAAGTCTGACGCTGATTGCAGTGGGCGCAGCGATTCACCCTGCGGGCCGCCGTTGCGTGCTACAGGAATGATGGCGCCAGGCACAATGCGGATTGACTGCGGGTTTAAAACACCGTCATCGGCTGCGGTGTACACACCAGACACAGCGATAGAGGCATTCTTTAGCACCAGCTCTTTGACTTTGTTCAGCGTCTTAATGTCAGGCAGCGCAGTAACCAACGGGCCACGGCCATAAACCTCGCCCGGCACTTTCATAAAACGCGCCACAACCCAAGGCGAGACTTCCATAGTGCGGTACACCAGCTCGTCTGCCATCTCGTCTTTAGACCAGATTAGGTGGTAGCAATAAATTTCTTCTGAAATGTTGTAGACCGTTGCCTCGGTTAGCTCGACTTCTTCGTCGGGGCTGCGGTCAATGATCTGCTGTAGCTTTTCAGGAATCTTGGCGTCTGGCCACTGGCGCTGAATGGCCTCACACCGAATGCGCATCTTGCGGTAGACGTTATCGACTGTGCCGTGCGGCCCTTCTTCAAGCGACACCAGATACTGAGGCACCGGCACAAAGCGCACAGGCGATTCGTCGTCGCCAGGCTGGATAAGCATGACGGCTGTTCCAACGCACAAGTCCAGCAAAAACTCTGACATTGCCAAGTCAAAGTTAGTCTGACGAATAACGTCAAACATTTGATCGGTATAAACCTCTAGGGCTTCACGAATCTCGTCTTTGCGATCGTCTGGGATTCGCGTACCTGGCGTTAAGTTGCACCACGAGCGGTAGGGCGGGAACAGCGCGGACTGAATGCGGTTAGCAAAACGCTGGGTTGAGTTAACAGCCGTAGCGTCAAACACCCGCCCCATCTTGTTTTGGCCGGGCGTCTTGCCTTCGTAATAACCGTCGTACAAGTTACGTTGCGGCAAAGCAAATTCGTAGCACTCTTCGTAAATAGTGCGCCACTCTTCTTTGCGAGCTTCTGCTTTGTTTTTCCGCTTAATAATTTCTTCTGGCTTAATGCGTGCCATATCAGTCGTCCTTTTTATGCTTCTTCGCAAAAGCTCTTGCTTCAGCAGGAGAAGAAAAGCCCCAGCGTTTTAACGCCAGCGCATATCGAGTTGGCTCACCCTTGTCGTTTTTCATTTTGGCATCCATGCCAGCAAAACGAGCAGCGAAAGATACACGGCGCGGATTGTCACCAGAACTTACAGGCCGCTTTAAATCACCGCCGTCTTTTTTCTCAAAGTGTTTGCGGCCAGCTTCCGTAAGACCGCCCTTTTTGCTTTTGTGTTCTTTACGCATTCCGGTACTTCTTAGTTTTCTTGGCTATCTTTTTAGGCTGCGGGACTGTAGAGCCGGTGCCACCGCCTTTGCGTTTTGCTCGGGTAGTGGCCGCGTATTCTTTATCAGAAAGATTCTCGATTGCTTTCTTTGGAAGATAGCGCTCACCAGTCTCGCTTGATGGCTTACCGCTTTTGGTTTGCCATTTCTGCTTACCCCACTTCAGCAAAGACTTCTGTGGCTTTTTCATGAGGTGTAGCCGCCGCCTTTGGCTTTGTACTTCTTAGCCAAGAGCTGCGCCTTTCGAGCAGACCATTTGCCAGCCTCGGTGCCTTGCACGCTGGAGCTTTTAATCTGCTGGAAAAGACGCTTTCGCATCTTTGGCTTGTCGTAGTTGCCAGCCTCGTTGACTTTGCTCTCAGCCATTACTGACCGCTAAGTTTATCTGACAGCCCACCAACGGCATCCTGCCGAGTTGGCGAAAGCAAAGAACGCATCCCGCCGCCACGACGACGCCGTGCGCGCATAGCGCCAGCTTCTTCGCGTGCTGAGCGAGTTGGCTTTTCTGGCTCAGGTGGTTTCTCTGGCTCAGGTGGTTTTGGTGCTGGTCGTGATGGCCCGCCGCCCATGATTAGTTACCTCCGGTGAGTTTGGTTGGAAGGCCAGACCGTGCGTCTTCACGATCGGGGGAGAGTAGTGATCGAGCGCCGCCGGTGCGACGTGCTTGGCGTTGAGCGCGCAGCTTGCGCTGTTCTTCAGCGGTTTGACGCTTTGTGCGTTCTTCCTGCTTTTCCTGCATTTCTTCCTGTTTAGAAGTATCAGGCGCAGGTGCGCTGCTTCCGAATAATCCACCCATTAGTAAGTCCTCGCATACATAAAGTAATCGTCGCCTTCGGGGCCGTAGCTCGACATTAAACCTTCTCGTTTAAATCGCAAAAACTCTGCCCAACGAATTGCTGGCTCGTGGTTGACGTTTACCACAATTTGCATTCGCCGTAAATTTAAACGCTCACCAATTTTATCAAAAAAACGACGCGCACCACGACTTAAAAGCGTGCCGTGTTTTAAAGCTACGTCGCTTGGCACAATCCAAGCCTCGTAATTAGTTGGGTATTTGTATTCCATTCCCATAACTAACGCAGCTTCGTATCGGTAATTTAAAGTCCAAGCGCAGCGGTTTTCGCTAACTAGCTGCAATCTTTCCTGTAAGTCAGGCAGAGAATTGAATATTCGCCGGTCAACAGGGTTAGTTACGATTTGATCTATGTGCTTTGGTTTAAACGGCAGCACCACCACACCCGGCACCCCTACCATTCCGTGTATCTCTGATGCGGTTACCATATGCTGAAGTCCGTGTTTGCTTGGAACTGTTGGGGGCCAGCGGCGCCGTATTTGCCGCCGTGGCCTCGGGTCATCGCCCGATGCTCACCACCACCGAGCATGATGTAGCCAAACGCATCACCAACGTGGGAGTGTTCGTTTTTATTGGGTGCAT